CTCCTTGTTTCTGAGATCTTGCCAATGGTGATACATATTCGATATCAATGGTTTGACCTTGAAGTTCTTCTGGAGCTGGAGGTAATATTCCTTTCCTTAGTAGAATATTAAAAGTTCTATTAATCAAAGGCTGTAACATTTCTGATTGTAGTCTACCTAGTACGGGAGCTAACAATCTCATCTTTTCTTCGTTACGCTGCATTACTTCCGTTGCAGTCATCTGAATGTTTTGTGACATCAATAACTGATCGATATAGTATGCTTGTTTAATAGCTGTTCTTCTTTGTTCTTCAATATTTAAACCTAATGGTGTATTCGCACCAATGTTTAATGGAGTAATTGTATCTCTTGAACCACTACGATAAAAGTTTAGTCCACCTGGTTGTGTTCTTACGGGTAAAACAAAAGAGTCATCAGGCACTAACAATGGTGGATCTACCATTTTCTGTGCAGCCTTAATTGTTGTTTCTGCCATCTTGTTAATCATCTTGATATCAGCAAGAGCTGTCATTGATGGTGATCTACCATAAATCTCATTACTTGATTTTAACCATCTTGGTACAACAAAAGGGAACTCCATAAATCCAGAGATGTTAATGATTGTTCCATCTTCATCATAATAAACAGAACTAAATGCCATTGATTTATTATCCATCTTATAAGGATTCAAATCATCGTTAGGCTTCACACAATGATAAATCGTAACATCATCATGCGGAGCTGTTTGAACAATCTTCATTATTCTTTTTGGTAACTTATCTCCAAACTGCTGGTACGCAGCTCTGGCAGACATCTTTAGTTCACGATGAATAGTATCAACAACACCTTTGTTGTTTTCCTGGATATAAATTTCTTTAATATGCCTGGTTGAAAATCTTATAAAATCTTTTTCATCATCTTCAATCATCATACAGCCAGTACCAAAGGCTACCATGTCTGTATAAAGTTCGTGGATCTCTTGTTGGAAGTTAGATCTATCTAATGCCATATACATGGTATCGGTACATGACTCTAACCATTCTTTATTCTGTTCTACATTAGAAATCATTTCATCTTTAAATCTCATAGAAAACCAGGGAGTTGCTGCGTTTGTCAGCATTCCATGTAACGATGATGATAATAATTCTAATGCGTGTAAAGCTGTGCCATCAAAAATTCTTTCAGTTCTTTTATCACCCCTAGATCTGGTGGTAGTGACATCAGCTCGTCTAGGTAAACAGTAATCAGCGACTTCTTGCCAATGACTTTCCCAGTTTTGTCTTTTCGTTTTTAATTGACTGAACTGGCTTTTTAAATCTTTGCCTTGCATTATTTAATCAATCCACCTTTCTGATTTCTTTGACCACCTAATAATGTTGCGTATTCTTTTGCACCCGCAGCTAGTTTTTCTGCATTAGACATTTTTTTATATCTCTCTCGTTTTCTTTCTGCTGCATTTAATTGATCTTTTCCTAAGATTGCATTATATGCCATTCCGACTAAACCACCTTGACTAGCAACACTCACAGCCTTTTTTCCTATTGCTGGAATTATTCCTGTTACCTTTTCTGGCTTTGATGCATACTGCATATAATTTTTCGCTACTGTTCCATCAGCATTAATAATAGGCTTTCTTAAATAGGATGGTGTCTTTGCTTGACCGCCAAAAACAGCTCTTGCCATATCACCCGCCATCTCTCCAAATGTAGGAGCTGGTGAAACAATTCTTCCTGTATAGTCTGTTGCTTTAGCGTTTGTATTAAAAACTGGTTTACCACCTTTTTGTGTTAAACCTTCTACGACTGGAGCTTTCCCTGGTATAAATTCGACACCCCTACCTCTGTTTTTAGCATCCTGTAATTCTTTCTCTCGTTTTTTAGAAATTTCACCCGCACCTGGACTCATGATATTTGACATCAGCTCTTGAGTCGATGCTGCTCTTTTTTGTTCTCTAGACTTTGTTGCTGCTTCTGAACTCATTTAACCACCTAATAAAGTTTTCTTATAAATTTGTGGATCTTCTTCCACGCCTTTTTTAGAAGTTAAAATAGTTTTAGTATAACCAGCTCTTTTCTTCTTCATTGTTTGTTTAATCATTTCTGTAGACTCAGCTGGTAACTCGGCAGCGGTAGCTGCTGGTACTTCAGGCAGCGGAGCTGGAGGTGGTGGCGGAGCTGGTGTCTTTGGTCTTAAAAATCCCATTATCAATCCCTCCCTAGTGGATCGTAGTTTAACCCCTCTGCATATTTCTGCATTGGAGCAGTGTTGTTAAAATCCAAATCTCTAATTGCAACAGCGGCTGTTCGCCAGGCATCACAATAGTGACTTGACCAGTCATGGATCGGTTTGGAATAAGTTTTTAATTTATCTAACCACTTACGATGATACCATCTCATCGCATCCAAGAATGGTTTACAGTTATCTCTATCAATATATGTGCGATTTAGCAAGAGTTGTCCAGCGTGTATTCCATCCTCTATCGGCAGCTTTGGACAGACTCGTAGTGGTCGCATTCCCATACTATAGGCATACTCTTTCCTAGAATGTCCAGTAGACATCTCTCGATGTTCTATATCGTGTGGAAATACAAAATTTCTAATAGGGTAGCCTGTTTGTCGGATATAGTCTGCATAGTGATCTAGGCTTTTGTTATTATTACTATAACAATCAAATACTATTATTGCTCTATCAATAGGCTGTATAAATAATAAACTAGTATCATCTGATATTCCTAAATCAAAATAAACATCTACGGGATAGCCTGGATCAAAGGGAAATTTACCAATCTGGTTTTTATTTTCCATTTTATCAATAATTTTACCATACACCGCACCGCTTACATTGGCTGTCCAGGAACATTCAAATTCCTGTTGATACTGATCTTCGGTCATCAGTTTCCTTGCTTCTTCTAATTCTTCTTTAGGTACAAGGTTGGTTTGACTCGCTTTATGAATAACTGTTAGCCAGGCTGCATCTCCTTTTGCTTTCTCATACAAATCATAAAAACTATTCATGCCTTGGGGTGTTCCGATGAAATAAATATTACCCAAGCGGTCTGCAACAGCTGGTCGTAATATCTCTGGAAATAGTCTTTCATCCATTTGTGCATACTCATCACAGAATATTTCATCAAAGTATTGACCACGAGCAGAGTCTGGATTTTCACTACCAAACAAAGATACTCTTGCTCCTGTTGGGAAGTCAGCTCTCAATTCTGTTTCATTAAACTTCATCCCAGGTATCTTGCGGGAATAATGTTTTAAATAATCCCAGGCAATCAATTTAGCCTGGACTCTAGTAGGAGCAAAGAATGCACCTCTAAATGCCTTTTTTTTACTCGTGAGAGCCGATTTAATCAAGTGGTTGATAGACATGACTGTTTTGCCACCTCGTCTGTGCATGACGATTACAGCAAATCTGTATTTACTTAAATCACTATGGAGCTTTTGTTGTTGTGGTCTAGGCTTGTAAGGTATCTCGATTGTTTTCAATGAATGGTTTCCTTTAAGGCTAAGAGTTCATCGTTGAAATCTATAGCAAGGTGTTCGCATATTGTTTGTGCAGCTTCAATCATACTAGGTTCATCATCAAATTTACCAATAACTATTTTGACTTCTTTTGTTTTGTTGTCGATGATTACTTTAGCTGTTACTAGACTGTCTTTGTTCAAGTGTCTTGATCTCCCATGTATTATATATACTCAGACGCACCCCAGTTTTTGGGGGTATCGATAAAAAAAAACTAGCAAAACCAGTCATTATTCCTGGAAAAATGTTTCTAAGTTTGCATAACTTGTATTATAAGCGGTATATAGTCTTGATTTTATTAGCTTATTGAATGCTTTTCTTATCATTATCCATCGAACCTCTTATTGCGTGTGCGTGATCGTCTTGTTTCTGCTCTGTACTGGGATGATCTGCTGTTTCTTCTTCCTTCCAAACTACCTTGATAATCGGATCACCTTCATTAACGACAGTCTGCTTATCTCCAAATACTGACACTAACTTTGAAGCCATCCATCTGGCGTGATGTA